ATATTCCACATTGATTGCAATACATTCTACGAGCAGCTTTATTATAATTAACATTATTATTTTTAAGCCATTTTTGGATAGTAATTTTACTGACGCCAGATTTTTCTGAGATTTCTGTTAGAGAATAATCGGCATTTGCCAAATTAATAATATAATTTATTAGTTGCTCACGGTCTTCTTTAGTGTAATTATACTTTGTTCCCACATCGATCATGAAATTCTCCTATAGAGATCCGTTCAACAATACCGGTTTTCTTGTTCCTTATATCTATATATGTGTCTTTTGTCAAACACTTTCCAACTTGTCTCGGCATCTTTGCGATAACGAACCGGTTTTCTACCATTGTTTCGATCATTTCTTCCTGAAATGGCCATAACTCAAATGGAATCAAACCTCTATCAACGTTTACAATCTGAACATAATTCTTAATGAAATATATTGGATCTTGAGAGCATTTAACGTACTCTTGAATCTGATCTTCAGTCCAAGGAAGTCTAGTATCTGTAGACTTTAGTTTCTTATTACCTCTATACGTGCCAGCTACATGTTGTGCCATTATATATCCATTCTATTATTCAGAAGTGCCCTTAAGCATTTTCAAAAGTTCATTGGTCGATATTACTAAATTATTATTGATTGTTTGATGTGGCTCCGGTCTAGTGATTATACCTTGTCTTTTCTGATGAATATCTAGAAGGTCTTTACTAGTTGATGTAATAGTATCAACAAGTTTAGCCAACACTTCGAATGCTCTAGGGTGCTGACTTCCTTTAGCAATAGTGGCCAATTCTTGTAATGCGTTTTGACTGGTTTCTAAGGCACTTAGCATTGCATCTCTGGCAGTATCAAAATCTCCTTCAACCTTTTCATATTCAGTTTCTGGATTACCTTCTTGAATTGCAGGAAGAGTTTCCTTTTCTTCAATTGGCATTGGAGGCAAATTCAATAATGATGCTATAGGATCTGGTTTTTTTTCATCCATTATAAGTTCTCATTAAAATCTACGATAAATCCATAATTGGTATTTGCAGCAATTTGTGATGCAGGAATAGATTGTGCTGCATTGCTTGTGGGTTGTCCATTAGCGGTCAATCCGGGTTGCACATCAATTGTTTCTTGCGGTGAAGTTGTGCCAACATAAGAAGAAATATTCCCACTTGGTGACGCATAAGAATTGACAATAACTTCTTTAATTTGACTGGAATTCTGAACTGGTCCCCAAAGTTCCCCTTTGAGTGTAAATGTCATTTCCCAGATTACCCACTCTTTATCTTCAAAATTGCTGGCATATGTATCAACAGCATTAACAGTATTCAAAATAATAGGAACGTTTATCGAATAATTCATTTCTGGAATTAAATTAAGAGTTGTGTTCCACTGAGGAGTAAAGAATGGCATAATCTGTTCAACAATACGCAAAGCATCTTCTGTGTTTCTGCTAATAATTGATAATGTGATATCAAAATTATATGGAACAGGATTAAATTGAGTATACATTGTATTTGTTGAACTGTTGACTGCAGTATATTGTCCAATAGTATTTTTCTTTCTATCAGCATCATAACGAATGCCGGTAATCTCAAATGACATTCTTGGAAATACCATCGATACTTCACGAAGAAGATCTGGATTCTGAATATACCGAGTTAAGTACCTCTCCTTGGGTCCATACTGCAAAGGAACTTTTATGGTTTTTTGAGAAACCCCATTGGCATCGACTCTATCAATCCATATATCATCAAAGATCGATCCGAAGAGTATCACATATTTTCTTGTCAGACCCCAGTAGAAATTTTGTCCTAACATTTACAGAATACTCCCGAATGGGCTTTGTTTACTAAAATCTATAAATGCTTTACCTTCTGTGCTAAATAGACTATTCTGAGTTGTTCCATCAATATTATCTGGTGTGTACTGACCTTCTACCAATCCATCTCCATCTTGATCAACAAAATGGTCTCCTTGCCGATCTCCAAGGAAATAATCATCTGCAGCATTAGAGAATTTAGATTGAATATTATCGATTTCAGCCACACCAGTTTTAAGATCTTCGCTGCTATAATTAACACGTTCTGCCTTGATATCATAATAAGTCAGAAGACCGGTCTGATAGAAGTTTGATTCATGCTCAACAAACTTGACTTCAAACAAAGCATGTGTTAGCGGAAGGTATATAAAATCTCCCTCTAATGGACGAATAAGATTAGGCTGAAAATTAGTAAACTCTTCTTGCCAACGATTTCTCATCATAGAGAAAGTAATCTGATCGGCCATAGAAATACCAAATTTGGACATTAGGTCGCCTTCGCCTTGCCAACCTTGGAAAGTTTTGATGTATAATTCAATGAGAGTGGCTTGATCAAATTGACTCAGTGTGTCTTCTAGCCAAAGGCGGTCGATATTCACATGTGAACGAGGCATATAGTATGCATCAATACCATACCTCTGAATCATTTGAGTTCCTAGGTCCTGCAAAAGCTGCTGATATCCATCATGTGTAAAGTTGTCGAAAAACGTTGATACGGCCATTATACAAAAATCTTTCTATATATGAAAATTGTTCGTTTCATCCAAGCATAAAACTGACCGGAATACTGTAAGACGAAATCATCTCCGCTTCCATCTTAGCAATCTCTGTAGTGGCATCATTATATATCTTTTCGGCATTAAACTTAGCACCGCCGGGAAGAGCAATATCTTGATAAATTGTAAGATTCTGTCCCCAATTTTGCTTGATTAATTGTGTAGCATATTTTTGTAACCAACGATCAGACCATACATTTGTATAAGTGTCGGGATCAAGAACCTGATATGCCTCAATTACCATATATTGACCGGGGCCAACCATATCCCAATTCATATCAACATAGAGTCTATTAGATCTTCTGTTATAACGAAGTGGTTGTTGTCCGACGAGCAACTGCTCCAGTAACTGAATGTGTTGCATGGCCATATAATAAGGGACCATAGTGGTTGCAGTGAGATCGTAAAGATCATTCAGCGCAATCTGATAACGAATATTGAATAGATTATTGGTTGATAAAGAAGAACCAACAGGAAATACATTTACCGCACCAATAATATTAGATGGCATAGTCAAATATTTATTGGATATATCAGTTTGTTGAACTAAATATTTATAATATTGTTTCTCAGTACCATCAAAATGGAAATCTGCATAATATTGCAGAGCATCATCGATACGATCCTCAATCTGGTCGTTGTCCATATTGATCTGGGTTACAGGCGCGCCAAGACGGCGTAGGCAATATTGCTTGAATGATTCTCTGTCTGTAGGAAGTGCCATGATTATCTCCTTGTTGCTATATTTATGAAAATAACCATGGCAAGAATCTTATTCAGTAACTGGTGCAGGTGCTGCGGCAAGCTGTCTATCAGCCTGTTCCTTAATCTTTACCAGAAGAGGGTATGCACCAGATGATGTGGGAAGCTGACCAAGTGCGGTCAGAACACCATTTACTTCATCAAGGGTAAGAACGATATTAAGATTTGTCATTATATTCTCCTTCAATATTATTTATGCCCACGGCGGCGGTAATGATATAACTGGCGGGGTTATTAAAGCTTCAATGTTTTGTTGCAAATTGGTTTCGATATTAGCTATAGAATCAGGCCCAAGATTATCTTGAACCCAGCCAATCACTGTATTTTGGTCAAGTTCTGAATATGGAGTGAAATTCCCATCCGGTTGATAGGATACACCAACAACATTGCTTAATGAGGCAGATTGTTCTCCGTTAGTTGCCGTTACAGTATAGAATACTGTAACCACCAGATTATTCTCTGGAAGACAAACCATTTTATCAATAGACCAAGCGTACGTAATTGTCATAACTATTCCTATTTATCCTGCCACCCAAGCGGTGCCGTTGTCGAATACGGGTGTTTTAACTGACCCGCCGCCCGTGAGCGTGCCGAGGAACGTCGGAACAGTTGCATCGGTCACATAAGCCCTGCGCCCTGCCGTGCCCGCTGTGGGGAGTGTAGCAACGGTGTAGGCGGCAAGCTGGATGGTGCCGGTGGCAATAGTGCTGCCATTGAGCGTCGTGGTGCTGGTCGCGCCACTGACCGCCGAGCCAATGCTGATAGTCGTGGTCGAACCAGACAGACCAGCCGTGCCGATGTTGACGGTTTTGGTGGAGCCGGAGGTGGTTGCGGCGGCTTGAATATTAGTGGTCTGCGAAACAAAAGACCGTCCTATATATATGGTCCCGGTCCCGCTGCTGCCGCCGAGCGTAATAACGCCGGCTGTCTGATTTGTGCAAAGGTTTTGGGCGAGCGTGGTCGAGCCATACAGCAGTAATTGCCCGTTGAATACTGCGGTGCTATTTACTAGTAGGCTCTGTGCACCAATTGCGTAAGCATTAGTCGCCGTGACGTTCGTGCCCGCAGTAGGCGCAGCAAAATACGTCCCGTAGAGGTTCGTGACCGTAACGCCGGTATTGCTGGCCGCATAGGTCTGCGCATCGAACAAGTTCATGTATGCTGTCGCCACCGTGCCCGATGCTGCAGTAGTGTTGTCGGTGAATGTTGCCGCAGACTGGATCAGACCGACGCCATTGGTGGACCAAGCCGCAAGCGTAGCGCCGATGGGTGCGAAAGTAATGCTGCCATTGAGCGTCGTGGTGCTGGTCGCGCCACTGACCGCCGAGCCAATGCTGATAGTCGTGGTCGAACCAGACAGACCAGCCGTGCCGATGTTGACG